TTTGAAAAAATAAAAACTCGTCCTTATCGTCAAGGACTTCTGCTGATTCAAGATCGTCTATTCTTCTGCTTCCTGTAGACATATATATTATTTACATTAAAGATTGATTGCTTCGGTTATATATCCCGCTGTTGCTACGGGGGCCGCGTAAGAACCTGACATTAAAATTCCAGTAAATTCATTAACTTCAAAAGACCAAGAAGTTGAAATTACCGAACGGTCTCCAATTGTTGACCCTATTGAGTAAGAGTCTAGTCTAGCATTTTGAACTTTAACTCCAAATTTTTTAACATTAGCCTGATTTGAAAAAACAATATCAAATAAATATCCGCTAATAGAAACATCTTCTTGTTTAAATGTTGTGGCTAAATTTTCTGCGGTAAAAGAATCAACCAAAGAATCAATGCTTAAAGTGGCCATTACGGGCTTCTGAACTTTTCTATGAAATGGGTAATTATTCCCAAATCCATAAAGAGCTTTTCTTTCTATTGGCACCGATATCGATAAAGATTGAAAATTATCAAAATCAAAACCTAGTTTTACCGCGTTTGAAGCTTCAGCGGTTGCTGTTATCTGACACTTGCCGTGCGGACAGCCACCGGCAAAAAGACCGCTATAACCTGTCATGTATCTTAAATTTCTTGAAGAGTCTAAGATTCCAATTGATTGATTGCTTGTTACTTCTGTTCCTGATCCAGTGACAAATAGCGCTGGATTTTCAAAAGTTGCGGCGCTTACTTGAGATATTTCCGCATTAGCTCCAACAAAAGACATTGAAACTGTAGCTAAACTATTTAAACCTATACTTAATTCGTAGTTATTTAAATAAACATTACCTATGCTCAATACATTATGACCATTAAAACTTGTATTAGCGTTAAGGTCTTTGCCATTATCTTGAGCAATTACAACATAAAAATTTCTATCTTGATTTGATGTAAATATTCCAGAGAATGGGTTTTTATAACCGTCAGTCGTTATGCCCACATCCATGCCTACAAACTTTTCATTCCACCCTCTATTTAAATAATACTCTAGATTAAAATCAACATCTGGAGCTAATTGAGTATGTCTTATTGCAAAATTTCCAGTTCCAAGCTGTTTTAGCGGCGTGCGCTCAACATCAAAAGAAAATCCATACGATTGAATAAAATCTAATTTAGCGACACCAGATGCATTGCCGGGTGTTTGCATAGCCCCGCTGGGTCCAGCAAATATTGCCTCCATTTCATAAGATATATATTGTCTAGGCATTAGTAAGTCCTCCTTACTCCTAATGGATCTTCTACCATTGTGACTGATATGTCATTCACATTTTTATACACAAATGTATGTTCCCACTGCGGCGCATAAAAATATTTATTCTGATTGTATATCTTTGGAAATTTGTATTGAAATTTTCTATAACCTTGCTTGTTAATCAGGAAATGTAAAATGCAACGAGCTTCAGCATCACTAATTCCTTTGAAATCAATTTTAAATTGTCTTAACACATTTGCGTGCAAACCAAAATTAGTTCTCTTGGTAAAAGAATATGGTAATTCTGTTTTTATGACCGAAGTTTCTTTCGAGACTTGTGCTGAATATGTTGGCTGAAATTCAAATTCGCGAGTCCATTTATCAGCATTTGGAATCGTGTTGGATGCAGCTATTGACGAAGATGTAAAAGTTGATCCTGTACAGTAATAAAACGATTCGTATAAATGTCCGGTATTGCTGGGATAAGTCGAATTACCAGTATAACGAACAACATCATATTTTGAATAACTTGTTGCCGCAGCCCAATCATTTTTAATATTTGATCCTGTTATTAATAAATTATTCCAATTTAATAAAGTGGATATTTGATCTGTGCTTACGCTAACTGTTATATTATATAAATCATTTTCACTATAACTGTTATCAATATTATTAACAAAACAATTAAATGGCTTATAAATTTGAGCGGCGTCAGTATACTGAAAAGATCCTGTGCCATGCAAACTCTCAAAAAACCCAAGAATCTGTCTTGCCTGTTCTTGCTTGCGGTTTTCAAATGGCATTGATATTTGCATTTGCAAATGATTAAGGCCCTTTGGCATTGTATAAAAATAATTATCAACAGTTGTGTATTCTGTTAATTCTGACGAGAAAGAAACCTGCATTCCATACGAAGGAGTAAATGTGAACGATGATGGAATCGTTCCTGTAACATTTTGATCTCTATCGTATAAAAATGACATTATAAAAATCCTTGGTAATTAAGAGTCATTATGGCATCATCTGTTGCGCTTGTATTTATTGATTCTCCAATAAGTTCCATATTTGACATCGTGAATGTTCCCAGTGAGCCTATCTGTATATTAATATTTTTTTTATTAGAGTCTATAACGAAATCAAAAGCTCTTTTAGATTGATAATCGTCAACAGCTATTGAAAACTGAGCAGTAACTTTATAAGGTCTTGTAGTTACGACATCAATCAGTCTATTTCCGCTTGCTCCATAAAATGGTTGTCTATTGCATTCAACATTATAGGTGAATGACTCGACGCGATTTGTTCCTGTCCCATCGCACTGCACTAAAATATCCGCTGGTCTAACTAAAGCTAATGTCCCAGTTTGGTTATTTGTTGTGGAAATTAGACCTGTACCTACATTGCCAAAAACAGAAAAGTCAGCGTTTAAATTTGGAAAATTTCCAACCGAGCAAGACACTGAATAAGAATTTAAATAACCAGAATGAAAACCAAAATTTGTATTTCTAGAATTATAAAATAAACCGCCACTTACCCCAAAGGTTCCTGTCATTCCCGTAATAAAATCGTTAGGAGAAAGGTATTTTTGTATGCTTAAATTAGATTGTGGTGGACCAGATGTGAATGTTCTAAATTTATTATAGCCTATTACATTTAAATGATCAATCGGCAGCGAATAGCCAAAATTAACATCAGCGACTCCAAAAAGTTTGTAGCCGCTGAGAAAAACTTCAACATCGTAGTTCGCTGTTGATAGTTTAGCCATTATCTAGTTCTGAGTGTCCCCCCTAAACGCTTTTCCTCGTTTAAGGTTTCTAACACTACAGCCTTTATCCTTTCTGACATTTTCTTGTAGTCTACGCCGCCCTGATTTGAATTTCCTTGAGTTTCTGACTGAGAGTTCTGTCCAGTAACATTAATGCTAATATTGACATCTCCCATCATTTTAGCATTGTTTTCTGTAGTTGTAGTTGGAGCGGAAGGTGTAACTTCGCCACCATCTGCAAATCTTGGAGCGCGACCTTGATTCATTGATTCAAGCATTCTCTTGCCATATTTTGATGTAGCGCCGCGATTCATTATATATTCGCCACTCATTAATAATGCTGGTATATCATCTGTTGGACCTCCAGATGCATAACGACGAATCATTCCGCCATAAGCGCGTCTAACAACTACAGGAGATAGCATGTTACTACCAGTAATAAATTTACCTTCTCCCGCCCCTACTTGTCCCATTTTAGCTGCTTTTCCTACGCCATAACTTAAGGCTGCACTTGCAACGGTTGATATTAATTGACGAGTCAAAGCTTTCTTTTCCTGCTTTTCTCTTTCTTTTTGCTGCCTTTCAAAATCAGATTTATTCTTTAATATATCAAGAGCTTGTGCTTGAGCGCCGCGAACTTCTTGACTGATTGTATCGTCTCCCAATAAAGCGTATCTTGATAATCTTTGACTTTGATCTTCAAGATTAATAAATGCAGAGCTTGCTCCTCCTCTTAAAATGTCAGTCGCTCCACTTGTTGTTGTTTGACTTGCAAAAGCCCTTAAAGCATCTTCTCCAGAAATTGCTCCTGCTCCCCGAGTTCCAGGAATAAACATTCCTCCATTATTCATTTTGGCAAGATTAGCGACACCATATTTTTCTACCGCTGATTTTCTCATAACAAATTCTCCTCCGGTAAGAAGTGCAGGTACGTCGTCTTTATATCCACTGCCACCTGTAATAAGACCACCAGATGCTTTTTTCTGAAATAGTGCCATAGAAATATTATCAGCTGCATTTTGCATAAACATACCTTGCATAGATTTTAAAAATCCAGTAGCTACACTTCTTAAAGCAGAACCAAGATCATCTGTCTGAGATATCGCCGCCGTCATTGCGTCTCTCATTCCATCTCTGAATAAAGTAACTGTTTCTTTGCCTAATTTATTTTGAAAAGCGTCGGTTTGAACTATAAGTTCATCTGTAGCTGCTTTCATTCCAGCTTGAAATGGAGTTTCGGCTTCTTTGACCGCTAAATCAGCAGCTACTCTTTGAATAGCGATTCTATTCTCCATTTGAGCAATTAAATATCCTTCGGCTTCGGTTCTTCTATTTACTGCATCAGTTGCGTCGGTTTCTGCTTGAGTTACTAGACTGTTAGCTGTGTGCAGTAGTCTTTGTTGGGCCAAAGTTTCTGTTGTTGATTCCGCAGCTGCACGATACGCCTCAGACACTTCTTCAATACTTCTAGCTTGAGAGAGTTTTAAAGCTATAG